CCTTGTTCGACGCGAACGCCGACGATTGTCGCTGCCGCCTGAAACTGACCGAGCTGCTGGTTAATGAGATTAACGGCATTATAACCCGTGCCGGTCTTTCCCATCTTTGCTAGCTTTTGCTCGTCTGATGAATAAAAGAGTACCGGTTTATTGATTGGGAACTCCGTCGCATCAGCGGCGGGTGCGGTAAAGACTAGACCAATTACTGACATATTTGTCACAATCGCTGGGCGCGGTTCGTTCTCGACTTGTGTAATCGATAGACCGAAAACTGGATCGCTCATTCCTTCTCTCCTGTTGAAGCGGGTTCCCCGCTAAGCAATAAAAAAGGCACGCAGAAGCGTGCCTATCATTCATTTTCAATGTAAATAACCGCCTCGAGGGCGGTGCGAATGGTCAGTTTAGAACTTAGAAATTATGGCTGAGCGAGCAGCTCTGCGGCACGCTCTTCACCAAACAATCCAATAGCTGCGGATTGTAACAGCGGCCAAAGCTCATGATCCGACCGGTACGATTGAGCAGTCATGAAAATCTGTCGAACACGAAATGGCTGCTGATTGAGCATGGCCTCAATAGCCGCCCCTTCTGCCTCTGTTGTGCGCTCCCAGAATGTAACAGCCGAAATAGAGATCACGGCTTCCGGTTCTGGTTCAGGCTCCACATAAACCCACTCACCATTTTGCCAGTGGTGGTTTTCGCTTGGCTTTAACGGAACTTCTATAGTACCAGTGCGATAATCCTCTATTTTTGGATCGCCACCTACGGCTTGCCAGTAGCCAAGATCGGGATGATAAAAACCTTTTTCCATTTTAACGAAGCTCCCTGTATGTGCCGCCGGTGCCAGTTTTGTAGTAATAGCCGTTAGGGATTGGCATGCCCATTACCCACATACTGCCACCACCAATCTCTGAAGCAGTTGCCCAATTCACATTATCCGGCGACATCTGAAAAGTTCCGTAGCCGCTTGAAATGTTGACAGTAATGAAAATGGTCTTACCTGTTGTGTTTTGGAAAACAGTATTGGCAGGGCGGCTAACGGACTGCCAAACTTGGCCATTCCCAAAGAACTGTTTTTGCATGGCATCAAGCTTTGCCTGCATTAGGCTTTCCAAATCAGAAATAGACGTGGCCACCCCCTGAATATCTCGTGTCAGGTTAGCAAGATCAATTGAGCCTGTATCGACCTTAGCAGGATAAGCTTTCACCCAATAGGTAAACGTGCGGTTGATTGGACGGGTTTCGCTTGCTGTGCGTGTATTAGTAAGTAAGCTTGAAATTCCAATATACGACTCATTATTCGCAGCTGGATTTGTACTCGCATTTCTGTAGCGTGGGTTTGACGCAATGTCCCCACTATTAGGGACACCATTACCCCCCATAAGACCTCTGGCATCAATCGTTGCAGCCACAGATCCACCTGATCCAAGTATTGGATGCCCATGATCTTGCAAAGCATCCTGCTGCACAGTACCAAATATACGACCAGCATCAACCAACTGACCCGGACGCCAGCCTCGAGCGATATACCCGCCCATATCAGGGGTTAGCGGATCGCCAGCGGCATTCCGCTCCCAACCCGCAGCAATACCATGAGCACGCAGCTCTGGATATGTTGCAGTCACGGGTGCGCCATTCATGAGCAGGCAGCCCGGAGGAACAATCTTGTCATCAGAAGCCATCATAATGATAGAGCCGATAGGCGCCGTAGCTGGCAGGTCATCATCATTTGTAAATGCCCTGACAACACCGCCAACCAGCATGTAGATTTTACCATCTGCTGTGTTGATAATGAGCTGTCCGGTATCGCTCCCGAAGTCTGCGACTGTTGGCACCTTCCCAACTACAGAGCTTCGCTTTTGCTGGTACGCCATCAGTGACCGCCTCCGAGATTAAATGATTGCGGGTGGCAAATCTCATGCCACCCTAACACTGTTAGTAAGTCCCACCGTCCCGCAGAGAGGCTATGGTGACACCTGAGTTTTTAAGCTGCTTCCCTGTCGTGCTTTGGAATACCGGAACTTCGCCATCGACTGACGATGCAGCTCCGGCGATGAATGTATTCAAAACAGGCTGCAGCCCTCTGACATCTGCGATGTCGTGAAGGTGTGCTCCAAGAACCGACAGGGCAGAGCGGAAGACATAGCCATCCGCTCCTTTTGTCATGATGTAGTTGATCATCGCTTCCTGAGCGCCGATAACGTCCGTCAACTCAGTGAGCTTAAACGTCCGGCTTTTCAGCATCTTGTCATCGAGCGTCTGCTGAAGATTGGTGATCTTGCTGATTGCAATCTCATCATCGCTGTTGAGTTTCTTAACGATCTCTTGAGCGAGACGGAAGAGAACATCATCAACCACTTCGAACGCCTGAATAAGCACGAACACTTCATCAGAGACGTTCTTTTCAGGATCAACCTGCGGGATGTCATAGTGTGTTGTTGTGTCCGCCATTAGAAGATCCCTGCTCCAAAGTCACCGGCTGCAATCCGCGAAGATGGCCCACCGGTTGCGATGATTTTCAATCGGATGTTTTGACCCGATAGGTTAGAGGCTTGGAACTTCTGCTCTGACCACATAGGGAACGCCAACTGCTCGACTTCGGCCACTGGCAACGAGACGAATGCCCCACCTTCGATGGAGTATTCCATCTTGAATGTTGCCCCGCCCGGAATGAACGTCTTGAGATATGCCGACACGCGCACATTTGTTCCCAGCGCCATAGCGCGTGAAACATATGTTGCCTCCGTTTTGATTGTACCTGAGATCAACTCAATTGGCGCGAACAGGATAGGAGACAGCTTGCTTGTTCCAGTGAGGATAGCCCGAAGCTTTACAGTCTCCGTGATATACTCTGTCAGCTCAAGAAGCTGGTATGGCAGCAGCTTATAGATCGTTCCGTTTGTACGCTCGACCTCAAACACAACCGAACATGCCGGTGAAGGCAGCTCAACCACAGCTCTGATCTGGAGATCAGAACACTGATCGAGATCGATAGTGCCGAGATCAACAGTCTTTGTCGTGGATGTGTACTTCGCAGCGATGAGGCGGAACGTAAGAGCTTCATCCTGATGAGCAGACCATGTTTCAGCGTTCACACTGGAGAAGCGTGGGCCAATAACATATGGGTGAGATGACACAAACTTCTGCTGATCCTGATCGAACTCACCGAGCTTTGCGAGTGAAACCGAATGCTCATTGTCATCGGTCTTAATCACGAAAGCGAACTTCCGGTCAGACTGCGTGGTCACTGGCAGACGGTATCTGGCATGTTTCCATCCCTCCACCGCACCGACCATGCTGACTGTAGATTGAGCCATGACTTCCGTTGTTGGGTAGCCATTATCAATCGTTACCTGCTCAATCAGAAGGCCTTTGTTTTGGTCTCCGATCTGACAAAGATGGAAGTCCACACCGATCATTTGCCGCGGCTCCGGCACAGCAAACATTTGCGCCTGCGGGTCAGCATCAACAAATGTCCATGTCCGGATTGTTGTCACACGACGCATAACGTCAATGTTGATCGTTCCCATGCCGGTGAAGAACGCATTGGCCTGTGAGCCGCCACGCCCCTCTGCAGAGATTGTCTTCGTCCCAGCTGTTACGTTTGCCGGAATCGTGAATGTCCCTTGGATGCGTCCATCAACATCAGCGGTTAACCCTCCTGCCGGTAGAACCGAGATCGCATCGAAAGTCAGGAGGTCAAGAATCTCTCCTGCGCCGAACCCAGAGATATTGAACTCGACGGGGATTTCACGAAGGAACTCTGCCTGCTCGCTGCGCTGATCGATAAGCTTATTCTCTTCGGTTGTTACCCGCAGAGGAGTTCGCCTGTTCGATGTCTGCCCCATATTGAGATTAATCGTCTCAGGGGAGAGCCATTCAGTTTGCTGCACTGTCCAGAAGTCCACAGCAGGATCAATGTCCATTGTTCCCGGCAGTTGCGTGAAGTTGGCATATGGGTTGATCTTGGTGCAGGCCGTCTTAAGATCCTGCACCGCGATAACTTCTTCTGTGAAATCCAGTGTGACCGGATTAAACATCTGAACACGATGCACAGTCGGCACAATCGCCAGCTGGAAAATTCCGTTCCCCACTGCTGCCGACTGTTCGATGCCAGCATCACGCATGGTATCGTTTTCAAACGCATCAACGAACATTCCCTTCTTAGCCACAGGCTCACGGGAATCGATGTCATTCTTGAGCCGCTCCTGCTGCACTAGGCGATCCATATCAATGATACGATTGAAGTAGCGCCAGATCTCTCCATACGGAACTGAACGGATGGCGTCATTCTCGACAACAGGACGTTCAATCCAGTTATTCGAAACCGTTGCCAACTGCAAAACATCCGAAGGAACGATAGGTGGAACAGGGTTCGCACGGGCAGAGACGCCCTTGATGTAAACCGCAGATCCATCCTCTCTCAACCCGATGCGATCAATGCGAGGCAGGCGAGTTGTGTAGGCAACGATTACGTCACCACCTGTCGCTCCACCTGAAACAGTGATCTCATCATGAGTGTAGCTATTCGCCTGAATGATCGTCCGATACCGGTAGGTACATTCATATGACGTTCCGACCGTAGGTTCATTGCCGGGTAAACCCCAATCGACAGCATCGCCCATTCTCTGATAATCAACACCCTGAGTATATCCGGGAATGTTCATGATCTGAGTGACCGATGAGTCAGGAAGACCATCCACGCCATTGGCAATGGAACCGCGAGTAACCATTACGGTTTTCTCTTTGGTGATCAGGATGGAGTTAATCATACTGATCGGCGGCTGGTTAACCTTGAATGTGTATGAGGCTCCGCCCGGATAGGTGTGCGTCTCTCCCGGCACTGCCCCTTCATCCCAGATCTCTTGTTCTGACAAACGAATGGCAGCATGACGAGTGCGCTTGAAGCCGGAGATGTTTGCCTCTCCCTGTTCAATCGAGAACTCCTGCCCACCAGCATTCGCGCCAAGACCCGTCACGCGGCAGCCTTCCACGACATAGTGACCATGAGGCCGGTCATAGATAGCAAGCTGCTGCATAACCGGTTCCAGCATTGATGGCCCGGTCTGATCAAGGATGGTGCCGTCCTGAATGACGTACACCGCACTGAAGGCACCTTCCGTCTCATCATAGGGGAGCGCCCATGCGATTGATTGAATCGTTCGCGCCGCGCCCGGCTCTCCTTCAGCCGCAGTACCTGGAACGAGGCCAAGCAATGTCGGGTCGTCTTCTGAAGTGAGATGGCGTGTCTTCATCTTCACACCAACTTCCAGACGGCCGGTCAGCGGGATGTTATGGATCACAGCCTCACCGACAGGGAAGACATCACCGGCAACATAAATGCTGCCAGCAGTCAGCGTGATTGTGCGAGCATCAAGATCGATGAACGCTTCAGCATGCGCGATACGATCACCATCCTTTGCAACAAGGCGAGACACACGATCATGAACACCACGCTGGATAGTCTGCATTTCATTAAGTTCGGCGGCCTGAATGAAAGGACGGTCGCCATAGAACACAAGTCCCTTCCACTCGGATTTACCAGCAGCGCGGTCATGTGCATGCGGCAAGCCGCTTTTGTGCTCAAAAGCCATTAAAACCTCACAAGAAACTTGACCTGCTCACGAACCGTTGTGCGCAAGGGGATTGATACAGGAGTGCTGACGATCTCCGTTCCGCCGACAAGCTCATCAGGCTCAAGCCACAGCTTGCCGGGCTTAACACCTGACGCTCTCTCAGCTCCGACGATGATGGAGACATTTGCTGCATTGACCCCGTTCTGATCGCCAAAGTCGGTCATTGCCTCGACATAAAGCATGGTGCCGCCAATGAATGACTCATAGTGGTTCCCTGCCACAGTGTATGAGGCCGATGCCCTCTGCCTTGCGGCATGGGATGCCCTGCACATGCGATAGCCAATTGTCTGGCCGTCTCTGTCAGCGAACCGGACATGCATGCTCTTGCCTGCGAACCACCCAGCCATCAGGATCTGTCTTTGAACAGTCGGCAGGGAAACCCACGGGAATGTCGCTGCAAGCCACGGATATGTCATCTGGAGGAATGTTAGAGATTCATCCTCAATCGGAGCAATCCAGTTGCCGAGCGCCAGTCCTTCCGCTTCTGTCAGGGTGTGTTCAATTTCTTGAACCCTGCCAAAAGACCAGATCGGACCATCAGGCTCCAGCGCCACGCCACTCTCCCGCTCCAGCATGGTGCAGTTAAGCCGAGTGCAGTCACCAATCAGAGGCCCGACATCATAGAGATGTACGCCTCTGCGGAAGCGTGATCGCAATGGAGTTGAGATTTCAGCGATACGCTCGATGCGCTCAAGGTCAGGATGATCGGCTGCTGGCAAATCTCGGAACCGGAGCTGGAAGGTATTCCACTTCTTTCGGCCTACCCACTCTTCTTCGATCGCAGCGCGATAGCCGATCCAGCGAAGCGCCATGTGAACCGCTTCTGGCGTGCCAATAAGACGACGCCATTTCACGCCTTCAGTGATGACCTCCCGACGGATCGGGAAGAACTCTTCGATTTCTTCTAGCCCATATTCCTGAATTAGATACGGGATTACAGAGTTATTGGGGTCAAACTTGAACCCCTTTAATGCGACGATACCGGCACCAATCTCCGGCATTCTGTCCATAACCTGAGATAAGGTAATTTCCAGCGCCGTCGCATTACTTGGAAGTAATGCTTGCCGGTTTGTCATTAATAATCATAACCTTTGAAGTTCAGCTTTATATCGCCGAGAGATATCGCGACACCATGATCTGCAATTAGGGTTGATTGCGGAGTGATCACCCTCACTCGCTTTACGCCTGTTACGTGTAGTCTTGCTTCTACCCATGACGGCTCTAAGTCAAAGCCAACTCCTGCCTCAACAAACCACGCTGCACGTAATGTTTCAGGCAAGATATCGATAATAGCAGTTGTTGCATTCGGCAGGAGCCAAATGTCTGCCTCAATGTCTGTCGAAGAACTGACAGCAGCCTCAACTATTAGAGTATCATTCACCAGACGTACCTGATCACTCATCACAACGGCCTCTACAGCGTCGAGCATTTGTTTATCTGGGATGCCACCGTTTTCTTTGGATAGAACGGCTATGTGGATAATAGGTAGAAGTCGTTCACGGTACACGACGACTGACTTCACACGAACATCAGCACGACGGGCAGCAGCAGCATACCAATGTGCTGATCCACCAGTGGATCGGCCTTTTACTTCTATATGTAAGCGGTCACGGAAGTCCTCATCCTCTTCACCCTCCATACGGTCGACACCGTAAAATACTGCAAGGTGATTTAGATCGTTTCCGGTCGCGAATGCTAAAAGATTGCCTTTAGCCGCATCATTGATGCGAGCGCGAAGAAGGACTTCACGATAAGAGGCGACTTGCATCAATTTATTAGCGAGTGCGCTTTCCAATTGAAGAACGGGTTCTATTTCTGGAAAAAGCTCAATTAGCTCAGTTTGGAGGTCAACGAGAATATTTTCATAATCTATAGCTTCAATGACTTCAGGCTGCCCGATATTGGTAAGATTAATCATGAAATAACCAACCCTTTGCCAATTGCACCGTTAGCGGTTATGCGCTTCGCACCGGCCGATGTATAGTTTCCGATTAATGCAAGAGGGCGATAATCGCCGTCAATCTGCACCTGAAATTTGCCGTCTCGGCCAACTGAGAGAGGC